TTTCCACTAGGAGTGGAACTTGCGTACGTTGAACCCATCCAAGAGGACATAGTATTTCTATATGAATGGCTTATTTTATTTTTTGAGGGCATTGTAAGTAAGACCAGAGACAAAGTCGTCGGGGTTTAGTTTAGAGGTTTGAATAGCCTTATTGTAATCATCCAACGACTGGTCGGCATACAAAAGACGGCAGATAGCGTGACGGCCACACGTGGCCACCGATGCTTTATCTTGTTGAAAGGCCTTTGTATTGTAATACACCGGCTTCCCCGACGCTCGTAAGAGTTTCGTAAGATAGGGTTGGTCAATGTCTAGACTTTCCAGACGGCTACGGGACAGGCCGTCCTTCTGCTCTTCTGGGGCATCCCCGTACGGGTCAAAGAACTCAATACCCCCCTTTTTACGTATCATCGCACACCAATGACCCATTGTCGGAGATGCGTTCGGAACTAACAGTACACAACGACCCTTCGCATCAAACGCTTGGTTAATACTCGTCATTTCTCCCAGTTGAGGGTACGTAATGATACTTATATCATCACCTAAAATGCGACGTATATCACCATCACTTAACGGGTACTGTTTGACTTTCGCAATCCCACCACGCTCCATTTAGTATAGATAAATATATTTGTCCAGTAGAGATGTCTTCCCCGTATGCGAATTGGTCAGTCAATGCCTATTACAACGTGGGTGATATTGTCCAGTACAATGGTGCTTTCTTCCAAGCACTTGTAGCCAATATTGGCGTGACCCCGGTTGCGGGGCTGACGTGGGCAACCTTCATTCCTCCTTCCCAGTTACCGGCCGGTCTATTCAACGGTACTTGGGCATTAGGTACAAGTGGGTATTACCAATCAACACTGACGGGGGTGAGCCCACTACTGACTTCAACGTCTTCCCTGTCGTGTACACTCCAAACAAATAGTAATACTAACCTTGTGGTTGTTGACCAAGAACTACACTGGCTCATTACGTGTATTCCATCGTCGGCCAACGGTGGTTCTATTACCTTTATAATATCTGCCCCCTCCGCTCCATCTCTACCCGCTAATTTCTTTGTATCTTGGGCGGTCACAAAGTTCTAATCTATAGTAGAGATGTCTCTTTCTCCAATGGATGCCCTACAGTTAGGTGGGGCATCCGCAACTGCGATGGGTATAATGTTTGGAGTGTATAAACTTCTAACATTAGTCGTCAATCATCGTTGTCGCAGTGATTGCTGTGGCCGGTGGTTCAGTCTAGGAATTGCGGTGGAAGCAACGACACCGCCGACGCATCGGCACGTAATAGCGGGGGAAGCCACGCTAAATCATCGTCTGCTGGGCGGGTATCAATCAGAGGAAAAGCACGATGAAAGTCTATCCGTATTTGCTCTAGAACCTCCAACACTTTCTGCTGGTCAAAGTATGTCGGAAGAAGAGAATAAAAGTCATCCGAGCGTAGTTGTGGAGGGTAGGAGTAGCCCCGCACCAAGTTGTCTATCCACCGCTCTATCCACTCACATATAAGTTTGTCTGCTGTAGACGAGTTCAGTATCTTCTTTGCGTGAGAAGGCGAAATAACACATTTCGGCTTCCCAAAGCTCTTCTCTATAATCTTCTGGAGTTCCTCACGTGTCGGGGGTGGCTTCTCCTTCTTCTCCTTCTTGGGTTTTATAGGGGATGCCCATCCACCAGACATTTACAGTAGGGCAAGTTTTTTGCGTAGCGTCCCCTAGCCCCTACGGCCGTTTTGGAAAAAATTGAAGACTGATTTTTCCTTTTGGTCGGGTCAGTCGTCCAAAGTTCTTTCCTTTCCCAACTCTTTACTTCCAACAATTACTATGACTTCCCCTCTCCTCAAGACACTCCTTCCTTTCAAGACGACGACGTTTGCCTACTACAAGGGCACTCGTCCAGCACCCCTTAACCCCAAGGCCGTTGACGCCATCTTCAAGACTAGCTTTGACCAGTGCCTCAAGGGCTTCCGAGAGGACGAACACCTTACCGACGCACAGATTATCACCATACTCCGTGGTCAACTTGACCAGTGGGAGGAACAACTCTGTAAGTTCCAAGAGCGTAACCCGTCACGTACCGGCAAGGAAGGTACGGCCGAGGAATGGCTCGGTGGGGCTTGGGGTTCTGACTGGAAGATGATTTGGGCGCTCTGGTACATCAACATTGGCACCCTTATCAAGCTCAAGGCTCTGAACAATGATGATATGAATGGTTGGCACATCGTCAAGCGGTAAGAACACAGTACAAACACTATACTAAACAATAAAACAAATAAATATTACTATATAACTAATGTTTTTTAGTCATACAAAGAGATGGGGTCAGTTGGGTCAGTTCTATACATTTTGAAAAAGAAAGTCTACAATGAAAAAGTTTGTCTAGAAGTTCTGGCCAGAAGAGACCTCCAACTGACCCAACTGACCCCATTGGAATGTCCCCGGGGTCAGTTGGGGTCGGACAAAATTGAATGTAATCCATCTTTACGTTCAATCCCCAAGAATAATTCCTTTGGCCACTGTAGAAGAATGCCGGGTTGCGTAACGAATGTTAAGTGTCCTTTTTGTAATGAGGTCAAACGTATGGACAAGATGTTAACCCACATAGCAAGTCATAAGGAATGTGCTGTTTCTGTAATGAACATAGCACAACGAGAGCAGATACTTACACTGAAGAAACCAATTGTTTACTATTCAAACAAGAAAGGTGAGTTCTTGTATGGTGTCTGCCTACACTGTAAGAAGGGAAGTATATTCGGCGCCCAACGAGCAAAGGGCATCCTAATCTTATCTGACCCTCACACAGAATGTATTGCCGAGTTTCATCGTTACGAAAATATGTTTATGTCCAAAGCGGAACCAAGAACGTTAGGTGGGTTTACAGAATGGACCAAAAAGTCACAAGAGAAGAAGCCTAGGAAGTCCCAAGCGACCGTTGTGGGCAGTTCTACACTTCCGAAGACAATAGAAGACGATATCGTCAAGATGTGGAAGCTCTACGAAGTCCGACGTATTGATGAAGAGAAACAATATGCTGTAGAGAATGATGTTCCTTATGAACCAGAGGACGAACCAGAACCAGACCTTATGGGGAAGCTCACGACCATCTTCAAAGACTATAACCAGAAAAAGAAAGGGTATTACAGTATGATAAAGACAATAGCAGGAAAGGTTGATGAGATTTCAGTACTAGAGACTGATATAGAACTGTTAAGAGGACAAAATCACCGTATGGCTGAACGACTCCAGACAATGGGGTCAGTTGGGTGAGTTCTAAATATTTTGAAAAGGAAAGTCTAGAAGGTTGGAATGGATTTATAAAGAAGATGGAGATGGGGTCTCCAACTGACCCAACTGACCCCTCGGGTCTCTTAACTAGCATCTAAAGAAGGTCAAAAAAGTTAATCGGGAATCGGAGGCACCGTAACAGCAAAACCTCAAATGTTGGGGTTTTGTCGTTCTATAAAGGGGAGGACAGTCTTGGGAGGGACTATTCGGCCTCAAACAGTTCTCGTATGAGTGTGGGAGGTATACGGTGTTTTTCGTCCAGTGTAGGCTTCTTACATTTCAAGCGGGCCATAAGGTCATTGTTGGCCATTGCGATACGGTGGATTCCCCCTTTAGAAATACGATTCGGACACTCAGAGTGGCACGTCTTCGGAGCAAACTCTAGTACATTTGTCCAAATCCTAGTACGTTTACGGTACCCCCAATCGCTGTACTGACAATAATCAACATCGTGGTAGGGCAGGCCGGCCACGACCTCTCTGTCTTTCAACAGACCGGTCTGTGGGTTCTCAATGTACCACTTGGTGGGATTGAAGTAATCAATGATGTCTAATGTGCGTTGTACGATTCTATCGGCCAACTCAAGATTACGAGGAAGGTCTGGGCGAGAATTACGGATGATACTGTACTCGTTACACGGTGGCGAGGCCCAGATAACGTCAAAGTGACCGGGAGGATAGATAGTGTAGTCCCACGTGAGGATGTCCACACAGTGGGTAGGCTTGAACTTATTCAACAAATCTAGGCTGACCACCGTTTCAAACTGGCTACCGACAGTGTTAGAAACGGAATGGGTACCACTGAACAATTCTAATAACCTCATAGTTGTATACGGGGCTTGAGATTTTCTCCTAGCCGGCATTGACGTGTTGGACAAAATTGAAGGTCGTCCCACCCCGTCCACGAAGGCATAATGGATTTCCCAAAGCACGGTACTCTTACGGACTTTGTCGTAATGACCTTTGTACATATCTGGGAGAACGACGCTACGCACGATGACCGAGTGACTATGTTGGAAGTCATAGAATACCCAGAGACATTGGAGGAGTGGTTTACGGCACATATGACTGCGAATGACCTCGTAAAGGATAACGGCTGGGGTGTCAGTACGTTTGGTGTGGCCGTACTAAACTCCATCAATTACGAAACTGCCCAGACGAACATCCTATCGTTCATTGATGACGATATTTCCTACTGTGCCGATTACGGATGGGTCCTTAAGGGTGACGGGGACAAAATTGAAGCAGTACCACCAACTTGTTAGAAGTCCAGAATGCCCCGCACATACAACCCAGAAAAATATAAAGAGTACTACGCCAAGAACCGTGAGGCGGTCCTAGAAAAGGGTCGTCAGTACCGTCAGATGATGCGAGACCGTCGTGGCCCCGAACTACCCAACACGGAAACGCCCGACGAGGCTCGTCAGCGGAAGTACACTCGCACCAAGACTCGTAAGAACAGAGCCATATTATCTGCCCTTATGGACGACCCACGCTACGCCGACAGACCAGAACTCCAATTTCTGTGTAACGATTACCTACTAGGGTTCTTCACACCCAAACTGTTTCAAGAACTGGTACTAGGTCTCCAACAGGAATGGTGGAGGCCTAGAACGATGGTAGAATGTATCCCATAATGTAGAATGGTCTGGAGACGTAAGTTTAATGGAACTCGGTACCGAGTGTCTAAAGACCCCGAATATTATCACCGCCTGTTAGAGAGAAAAGGAATGGACACACCCTCTTTTTCAACGCCAGTCGCTAAGCAATTGTTAGAAGTTCCGAAAACGCCAAAGGTCGCCGAGAAGAAGAAGCCCGGCCGAAAAAAGAAGGTCATTGAACCCCGACCCATTACTCGTGAGCAGAAGGAGGTAGTAGTGTATTTTCAGTAGCGTCGGAAATGACCAGTGTGGGTGAACCACTGCCCTCCTTCTTGACGTAGGAATGCTGAACGGCCACCGAGTGACCCATCGCATCCGCATCCTTCTTCATTTCCTCCAGTGTGTCGCCGTACTTGCTGGACAGGTAGATATGACGTAGCATACTGCTTCCTATCTTCTTTCCGAAGACCCGGTTGAGAACCCGAGTAATCGCATTAACCGCTGTAAGAGGGTCACCCTTGGCGGTGGTGAGTAGCTTGATAGGGTTTTGGCCCCTCTTCGCTGTCCCGCGCCAGAGGGGATGGTACTTGAGGAATAGGGTGAGAGCATCGTAAAGTCTGTCTGGGATGGCTTCTTTCTGAACTCCATATTTCTTGGATGTCTTGTACTTGTGGAACACAAATTGTTTGTTAGCAAGGTCTAAATAGTTCTTGTCCACTGGGGCATCATCCTTCAATTTTTTGACGATATACATATCAAGGTAGTCTTGGTTACGCCGGGGCTGGACTTCCGTATACAGAGCCAGAATGGTCTTCTGGAGCAACGTATCATACTGACTATCTGTGAGGGTCTTGGCCTTGCCGAACTCCTTGACCTTCTCGTCTAACTCCTTGGAATGACGTTCCACATCCGCCCACGTCGCCCAGTTGGTCTTCTGCTTGACCGTCTTCTCATTGGTCGCCGCCTCGGCCGTAGCCATCGGGCGACGCTTCATCATCTCCTCGTAATAATGAGTGTAAGGCTTCTTGAATGTCGCCTTCTCCTTGAACAGCGACAAGACACTCACAATACTGCCGAGAATAGCCCGCTGGGTGCTGTCGGCGTAATTCCCAATCATCTTGTCCACAGCCTCCGTATTCTTAAGGAACGTAAGGTTCTTGAACGGCTTACGCTCGTTGAGGGCATACAGAACCTTGATGTACGCATTGGCCGAACTCTCGGCAACCTTCCGTTCCGTAACAATCTGCTTCGCTAATTGTAGCATAAACTCCGTGCTGTTCATCTTGTATACAAAGGAAAGAGACTTTATTATCCGGGACTTTTACGCAATGAAAAATCTTTTGTTCTTTTTTTGTTTCTTTCTAGAAAGGGTGCTTGACCGGTATGAAGAGGTTTTAGTTGGTAGTGTTGTAGATGACCCGAAGCTCGTTCAGCGTATCATCAAACTGCTCCTTGTTGTCGCCAAGGGAGAAGATAACAATGTAATGACCATCTGGAGCCTTAAGGATGTGGTGGAACACGTCCACATTGGGCTGGTAAGGAGTGTTGTCCTTGATGACCTCTGCGGTCTTGGTTACCCACCGCCAACCAAGTTCATCACGGCTGAACTTGATGTGGGTCATTACCAGAGTTGCCTTCTTCGTCTGCTGAGTAAGGTCGTGGGACTGCTGGAGCGTACCACACCACTCCACAAACTTGGTATTGAAATTGGAAAGGTTGACCTTGATAGGGGAAGGGGACATTTCGGAAAGGCTTTAGAAAGGGAAGTAGAGTTCAAGAGGCAGGCACACACCAGCAGACCAAAACTTCGGATTTCAATTTTTTCAATTTTCATAAATGGCTACGCTACGCTTTTGGCTACGCTACGCAAAAATACATTACACGAAATTGAACGTCCCACCCCACACTGATTGACCCCACCCACCCCCTAATCCTTGCTACCCAAGACACGGTGAACCAGTTCGGTCAGACCCTTGTCCTTGGTGATATACGAGAAACCGTTGACGAGCGTGCCGTACGCCATCGCTAGTGGACACAGCGAACTATTGTCTGCCGTCATATTCGGTCGCTGGATAGTGAACATCCAAAACTCCTTATCGTTGATTGTGACCGGCTTGATATTACACGCCAGTAGATTACACTTCTTATCACGCCAGTCGTTGATTTGCGGAAGGAACTCCTTCTTGTTGTACACACTGAACGTTCCCGTCTTGTGGAGGATGGTAAAGACGACATCGTCGTCCGTCATCTGTTTGGCCGACACGGCTGCCTCGTCACGGGTATCCTCGGCACAGTACAGACCCTTGAGGCGGTTCTTCTGGACTTTACGCCACTTCTTATCAAAAGCCACATTACACTGTTCACAACGACCCTTAAACAGGCATCCGTCATTACAGTCAGTACAGAAGGTTCCACCACAGTCGGGACAACGCTGGATACAGTCACCACAGAACCAGTCTGAACAGTCGTCACACTCGTACTTGGAAGGCTCGTCGCAATGGTCGCACTTGGGAACGTTGGTTACGGAAGACATATTGATTGAAAGGAAAGAGAGTTAGAAGATTGAAAGCGGAAAGGAAAGAACTTTGGACGACTGACCCGGCCAAAAGGAAAAATCAGTCTTCAATTTTGTCCAAACCACCCCTAGCCGGCTATGTTACGCTACGCAAAATCTTTGCCTATAGTAAATGGATTACGTAGTGGCTATACCCTCGTACAATCGTCCACAAGAAATACAAGACAAGACGTTGGCGGTGTTACGTTTTTATAACATTCCGAAAGACCGTATTTATATTTTTGTAGCGAATGCTTCCGAAAAGGAACGTTACGAATCCGTTCCGAAATCACTCTATGGTCATATGATTGTAGGAGTGAAGGGACTGAAGGAACAGCGTAACTTTATTTATAACTACTTCCCGAATGGTAAACCCATCGTATCGTTTGACGATGACGTGTCTGCCCTAGACCATCTAGTCAATGGGAAGTTACAACCATTACCATCTCTTAAGACACTGATTAAGAAGGGATTTAGTCTTTGTAAGAAACACAAGTATCACGTATGGGGTCTAGCACCTGTACGAAACGCATTCTATATGAAGGACAGCACTAGTACAGACACCAAGTTTCTAGTGGGGAATATGTTCGGAATACTGAATGATAAGGAGTTCAAACAGTATATCAGTTACAAAGAGGATTATGAGCGTAGCCTTTATTTTTCCAAAAAGGATGGTGGCGTAATCCGGTTCAATAACGTTGTGGCCAAGACTAAGATAGGGGCAAAGGGTGGACTGGATAAAGATAAACAGGAACGTCTTTCTCTCAATAAAAAAGATGCTCAGTACTTAATAGATAAGTATCCAGATATGGTTCGCTTGAACCCACGTCGTGAAGGTGAGATATTACTGAAACAACCAAAGGTCGGTGGAGGAGCAGATGAGGAGGACAGTGGTATAAACGCCATTCCAATTCGGAACCGAGCCAAGTATGAAGAGGCCAAGGAACGATTGTTGGAAGTTCTGCGAGAGACCACGCTTCCGAAAATCGGCAAACCGGAAGCGGAGAAGGTATCGGCTAAGCGAGTGGAAAAAGGATACCGTCGTGTTACAAATCGTGCTGATGTTATCGGAAGCATTGGTCGTACGATAACATTCGGGTACGGATTACGGAAGTTCAAAGGATACGGAGAGTTCGCACCAAACAAGAGGCTTCCGGAACTACTCAGATGTCTAGCCGAGTTTGGGAACCGTGTTGTTCCGAAAGGATGGAGTTATGAAACCATAACTCTCAATGAAGGAGTGAAGGCCAAGAAGCACAAGGATAGTAAGAATGTCGGAGATAGTGTGATTATCGGAATCGGAGATTTCACGGGAGGTGACATTAAGGTATGGGATGTTGAGGATAAGAACGGAAAGGCATACAATCTACACGACCAACCTCTTATGTTCAATGGGAACACCCATTACCACCAGACGACGCCGTTCAAAGGGGAACGTTACACGATGATATTCTACAAACAAGGAAAGCCCGGCAAGACCCGTGGTGTACCAATGAAAGGAAAGGGGGAAGAAGACCCCGAGGAGGACGAGGACGAGGTTTATTACGGAGGCATCTTTGCGTAATTCCCGGCCAAATTAACTTCTTTACCCATCATATAAGAATGATTGATAAAGCGATTCTGATGGCTCGTGAAGCTCTGGTGTACCTGCGGGCGGTCTTCCCACTGGATGACCCGAAGTATGGAGCCCCGATGAACCAGTTTGAGACGAGTGTTGGATACCTCAACTGGCTGGAGGAGGATATGAATAAGACAGAACATCAACAGAAGAAGATGAGTGTGAACGGTGCTTGCCCCTGCCCGTGGTGCGATAATGCCGCCAAGGTGGAGGCCACGTACCGTAAGAACGTCATTCTGGATGCTATCCACGACGAACTCATCGGTGTTCCACTGCCTTGCCCCGATGCCCCGAACCCCAAGCGTAAGATGACGATGGTCGCAGAAGCCACAGAGGAGGTAGAGACGAAGGGCAATCCCGATGGCGTTCTGGAATGTGTTTATGATAAGGATAATGAAGTAGACAGTGTTACCCTTCTAAACGCCTAGGGGGCAAAGGTGGAAAGGCCAATACTGACCGTGTAGACATTTCCTGTTGATATGGGTTTGCGGACAACATCGTAGTAGGGATGGTATTCATTACTGTAGGAGTATAGGTCAGTCGTTTACGACCACGATTGTTCAAGACAACCACCACCGCCACCACGGTCATAAGAACCAAACATCCCAATACACTCCCAATCACAATATATGTTGATACATTCGGTTGGTCTGGAGTATTGGTCTGTGCGACGTTCTGTTGGAATGGTGTGTGAGTGTTTGTGGGTGTTGTTGTCTGGGTACTAGTCTGGGTGAGTGTATTGGTCTGTGTATTGGTCTGTGTATTTGTGTTAGAAGCAGTTGCTGTTTGCGTGTTTGAGACTGTAGGGGTGTCGGTGGAAGAAACAGACACTCCACGAGTGATTGTGGCCGTTTGGGTCACGGTACGAGTGGCCGTTCCGGTTCCACTGACGGCTCGGGAACGGGTAGCCGTCAGAGTTGGTGTAGGACTAAAAGGGCGAGTACGGGATGCGGTAGCGGTGAGACTGGGAGTATGAGAATGAGTGGAGGTGGATGTAGGACTTACAAGACGGGTGCGGGTCGGCGTTAGCGTTGTTGTTCCAAGTATACTTATAAGACCATATAAAAAAAGCAAGAGCCTCATTTATAAAGTAAGAGATATTTGGCGTACACCTAAAGAATGAATAAAATGTTTACTTACTGTATGAATAGGGTAAAGCGTATTGATTCAACAATAGCAGTCATTTACAGTCTAGCCAGTCATACTGTTTATCACATACCTATGTTGTTAACACCCCGGCCCCAGTGGTTTGTAGAGATTAGAGAGCACGAGATTATTGTTAGGAATACTGAAATGTCCGCCCCTGATATAGAATGCCTTCCAGCATCGACGACTTGGAATCGCGTATTGTGTACGATGGAGAACTCCTGCGTAAAGAATACGATGCTATCATAAGCCTGTTTGAATTGTTGGATCACAGACTGGCACGGATGGCTAAACTGCTGAACAGTAAACTAGATATTTCTAATGCACGCAGAGAGAGCACTAAAAAGACATATAAACGCATACTGGCCAAAGTGTTTGAAGGCAAAGAGTGGCTCGTATTCAACTGAACATAATTTTGTATTCTGTAGGCTTGCCCTTATTCTTTGTAATTCCATTAGGAAAGTATAAGGTCTCTACGTGTGGAATATGCGGTAGAAACTCATCACGATAATTTGGAAACGTAGTACGAAAGCCTTCAGGAAAATGATGTTTTTGATGCTCGGGTATTTGAATGGTAAAAAACACAATTGACCATTTGTGGCCGGTATGCGGTAGGTTTGAGTGCTCAATACGCGAGCCGTCAAAGATGACTCCGCGGTATTTGGCTGCAAAGTCTCCGTATTCAGTATGCAGTTCACCGCCTGTGTAAGATCCGCCGCTGGTCAAAAGAGATAATCCAAGGTTCCCCTCGTCCTTATGCGGATTACAGGCACAGTTAAAATTGACCTGAACTGCGTCGTAAGACAGGGGCATTTTTGCGCCTAATTCTTGTAGGACTTTCCATAGTTCAGGATACCGTTTGTTATTGCGGCAGGGGCCGGGTACGCGATTCCGCCGGCGTATGAATCCAAATGCCTCGGATTGTCCGTAGCCTGTAGACTTTTTGAAATTATTTTTATTTGTACGATTCCCAAAACGGGTGGCGTTTAATACGACTTCCGTTTTGGCTATAAGAGCCATCTGTTCCTCATTAAAATCATAAGACACGGGCGGAGCAACGGGTATTTCCATTTTTCTGGGAAGATATATTATCTTTACGTATGCTTCAGATTCTCACGAATCTCCTTTTCCATAGCCTTCTCCAATACATCCAT